GCTTCATTCGCTCCATACGCTAAGAATGGTGCTGCATAAGCAGGGGGATTTACAGTTGTAGTTTGTGGTACTACTTCATCCTGTCCTATACTCATTATATACTCCTCATTGATATTGTGCCTACTTCTTCATAAGCTCTGTCTTTATCTTTCATTCTTGACCACCCTTTGCGACCAATTATTTGTGCGTTTTTACAACCAATAGATTTTGCCCATTCGCAAATAGGTTGTTCCATTTCTTTTAATTCTTCTAAATCACCACCTGCTAACCAAAATCGTATAGATTTAAAGTTAGGGTATGTTACTATCTCCGTAACACAAGCACTCTTTTGACCAGTCCAAAGTTGTGCATCACCTCGTGCTATTGCATAGAATACATCTTTTTCGCTATGAGAATCAATACCTCTTTTTAATGCGTCTAAAATATACTGGCGTGACTTTAGCCACGATTGTTTATCCAATGATGACATAACTATAAACCTGACTATCTCCTGAGTTTTGATGAGCAACAACAAAAGAGCCATTATTAACAGTTTGCATGTAAAAATGATTTATATGTTGTGCAGCTCCAGATGAATGAGGCATAAATAATATAACACTATTTTCACCTACTCTTTCGTCATTAACTGTAGTCGTTGCAGAATGTGCTATTGCTGTAAATTTACCAGTAGAATTTAAACCACCATCTATTGTGCGATTTACAATCTCTGCTACAAGTCTTGGGTCGCCACCCTGATAAGGTAATTTTCTAAACTGATTATCTACCATTTATCTTTTACCTGTTGTTTTTGCCTCTATTTCGACACCTTGTATGTATTTCCAAGTGCCTGATACATTTAATCTCACCTTATGATATCTACCTTGATTTGACCTTATGTTGCAATATCCATTTGCATTTAATGATGATGTTGAACCAAAACTATCACTATCAACCTGTCTATTTCTTGTAGATACTTGTGCTGATACATCAGGTGTTGTTCCTTGTGCAATTTCGACATAAGGAATAACATTTGTAATAATACTTGTTTTGCCACCACCTGTATCTAAATCAGCTGTTTCTATTAAAGCCTGTTTATTAATACCACTAAAGGTGTGTATCTTTTGGTCTTTAGCACCACCAAAGATAAATTGACCACCTATATAAATAGCACTATCAAGTGAAGCAGGTAATTCATCAATAGAACTACTTATACTATCAAGTTCTTCAAGTGTGTAATTTATTGTCATAAAAGAAGATATAAGTTCACAATCTAATTCTGCATACGACCATCTATCTAAAGCATAATTATATATTAACAATCTATCAGGGTTATCATCATTAGAACTTCCTGATGTATATGACCACACAACTATTTGTTCTGTAGGGTCAACTGCTGTTGACATTCTTCCTTTGTTTCTAATTGTAAAATCATCAAAGAAAAAACGATTTACTTTTTCTGCACCTATTGGTGTTGATGTTCTACCATCAAATTTATAAAAACCATCATCTGATAGATAAAATACAGTTGAGCCAACATTGGCAACTGAATTAGGATAGTTACAACCAAACCCTGTTTGCACTTTGTCAAATTGGAATATAAGTGGTGTACCACTATAAGTACCTATAACAATACCTTTTTCACACAATATTGTTGCGTATTCACCACCAACAATACCTGTTACATCACCCATATCAAATATATCTTGTATATCAGATTGGTCTGTTCCTGCAGTCCAACCTGTATGAGAGGCTAATGACGACCAATACAATCTATTTGTATATGTTGTGCCACCATATTTAACATTGCCTGTAAATACAAAATCACGAACCACAGCTATATGTTTAGCAGCAGGGCTACCAGATATGTCAGCAAATAATGAACTTGTACCATTATCATATACTTGTAGTATATTGTTGTGTCCTGATGCACCTATTACAAAACCACTAAAGTCTATAAACTTCCAAACATCTTCATCATTAAGTGTTGTATAATTACCGGCTTTAGATATGTTTGTTAAATTAGAATTTGATTTAGTAAATTCATATAATTTACTTCCATCACCTGCAAATATTTTAGGGTCACCACTATCGTCTTTTGCAGCAAATAATCCTCTTATTCTTCCATCTGCAGCATTACTGTATTGTGATAAATCTTGTAAACCTCTATAACCTCTTGCTGCCGGTATTACATTTTTTGCTACTGTAACACCACTAACATTGTCAGGCTGGTCAGGCAACCATTCACCAAATGCCATGTTCATCATGTCATTTCACCATAAACACTACGCATTTCTAAACTTGCACCATAAGAACCTTTTTCTTCATCAACTCTAATTTGTTGTAGTGTTAATTGTATTAATTGTTCATATTGTGCTGCTCTTTGTTCATCAAGTAAGTATGTGTAAGCATGAAATAAACTAGCATACAAATATAGGTCTGGGTATCTTGTTAATACTGTATTAGATGTATTGCTATCACTTAATGATGATATACTTGCTCTATATGTAAGTTCTATATTATAGGCACTATCAGGTATAGGTGCTAAAAATAAATTCTCGCCAATAACACTATAAACTCTTGGCAATCCTGTGCCTGTTGTTGAATATTCAACTTTTATTTGTAATGGTGTTAAGTATCTTAATGTTACTCTTGGATTATTCATCACCTTAACATTTCTTATAGTTCGTAAATCAGTTGGTAAAGAAATATAGGCATTATCAGGTGTTGCTGTTAATGTTGTTCTATTTTCTTGTGACCTTGTTTCTAGTTCACGAGATATGCGACTTTCAGCTAAATCAATAAATGTATCAATTTGTGATGTTAAATCATCTCTAGCTAAAAAATCAGCAATAGCTGTTTTAAGTTCTGAATAAGTTGTAATTGCCATTATATATTACCACCACCGGTTCTAAAATATTTGTTGTCAGGGTCATTTAACCATCTAGCCCATGCCTTTTTATTTTTTTTAGGCTCTCCAAGTTTTTGTGTTAGTTCAAAATATAGGTTTGCAGGTATTTCTGCTACTTGCCTCATGTGTTTTTGAGTACCAACCAAATTATATGGCTTGTAATCAATGTCTAAATCTTTTGCTTTTTTAATAATATGTTTTGTTTCTTGTTCGACTGAAACATGATGTTGACCATCATTACCTCCATGAAAATATGTTGTTTTCTTTTGGTATGGGTCATATCCAATAATTTTTTTTGTCATTATTTTCTCTTGTTTTTTGAGGGCTGCCCTCAAAGACAGCCCTCTTTAGTTAGATTAAGATGTACTTAAATCTGTAACCATTGCGTGTGCTTTTGGTGCAGTAGGAACAAATGTCCATTCTGAAACAATAGCAAACTTAGTGCTGTCACCTGTTGGTGCAACATCTGATACAGAGAATAATCTATTAGGTAATGAACCAACTGAATAATGGTCACTATCTAATAAGAATATTGTATCATTTAGCATTTGTCTGTCTATTGTGACAGATAACTCACCAAAGTCTGTTAGATACATTGACACACTTCCAATAATAGCAATTTCTTTTGGTGCTGAATATTGTAATTGTGCAGTTGCAACTGAACCACCTGATAAGTCACTAAATGCAACTTTGTTAGCAGGTGAAACAACTAGCATATCAGGTTGTCCACCATCATCATACGCTAATTTCATTGCAGCATCTATTTTAGCTAAATCAAGTGCAGCGTTAGTACCTGCTTTGTCAGATACGTCAGTACCATCACCAGTAGGTGTTGTAGATGGTGATACAAGACTTACATTAGTTATATATGAACTAATTTTACCTGCTTTTCTTGGGTCTGATGCTGAACGAGCCTCATTTTTACATAATGCTTTTTCAATATCTCTGCGTTGTTCTAGTCCTTTAAGAACTTTAACATAAGCTGTTTCTTTATCTCTACCAGCTTTATCAACACTATCTAAAGTGCCTGATACTGATGCAGCTTGAACACTAATTTGGTGATAATTACCAAGTCTAGTTGTTGCTGTTGGGTTGACATAAGAATAGTCAGCACCTTCAGCCACATAGTTGTCATCAGCTGCTGCTGTTAGTTCTTGAACTTGCCATTCGTGAAATACGCCTGATGTAGTTACTTTTTTACCATTAGAAAATATTGGTGTTTCTGCAGGGTCTATACGAGTAATAACATCTGACAAATCTTCTCTTTCACCGATAGCGTTTGCGGTTTTATATGTTGCCATAGTTTTTTCCTTTTAGGTTATGTGGATTTTTGTAAAAGATAATCAACAGCCGAATCCATGCTACCTGTTGACCTTAACTTATTAAAGGCTTTATCAACCTTTCCTTTTTTTAGGTCATTTGCAGTTGTTAATTTTTTACCACTCTTTGTCATCTTTGGTGCTTTGCGTAGTTTCTTTTTTACAAGAGGTTTTTTAGTTTGTAATTCATCAAACATCATTGCTTTTCTTAACATTAGAATTGCCCTATGGTCTGTTGCTTGACTTAACTCAGCCTCACTAAACCTTTCTTTTTCAGGTAAACTTGTTGCATATTTAACAATTTTCCTTTTGTCACTTTCAGCAAACTTTTGGTCTTTCCACTCAGGTATAACCTCATTCAAATATTGTTGTGATTGGGCTAAAACCTTTTGCATTTGTTGTTGACCTTCAAGTTGTTGTTTGTACTGCAATTCTTGATTTGCTTGTTGAACTCTTGCTAAGTGTTCTCTTTTATCTCTCCACGCATCTTTTTGCCTCACATATTCCAATGGGTCATCTTCGTAAAGTCTTGTCCATTGTTCTTCTGTTGGCTCGTTTTGTATGTCACTAGATAATTGTTGGTTTAACTGCTCTAAACCTAATCGGAGATTTTCTCTCTCCTTCAAAAGTTCCGATTGTTGCTGTTCAAATTGTTTTTTTTGATTGGCAAGTTCGGTTGTCTTTCTAGTATAATCAGATTGTCTGCTGTAACCTGCTGTTAATTCGTCAAGGGTAACATCTTGTTCTTCACCATTAATCTTAACAGTGACATATTCTTGTTCCTCGTACTCGTTAACTTCATCTTCGGTTGTAGCTTCTTCTAATTCTTTCGATACATCTTCCTCAACAGCTTCAAGTGCCTCATCTTCTTCTTCAACTTCATAAGGTTCTTCACTTGTTGGTTCGTCTATATCTGTAATTGCTTCTGTTTCTTCAACTTCTGCTTGTGGTTGTGCCTCTTGATTCGGTTGTGGATTATCTTCTGTTTCCTGCCTGTCAAGTAGTAGGCTTGTGGCTTCCGCCATGTTGATAGGTTCGTTCCCAATGGGGTTATCGTCTGTCATGTTTTTACTCCTTTAGACTGCGAAATTGCTTGGTCTTAGTTTATTTGTGTTAATTGGTCATTTGCAATCTTACCGGTTGCAACGACATTTTCTATGTGTTGTTTGACTGTTTTAAGAGTTTTCAACATCATAAAAACTGTTTCACGAGGTTTTTGTTGGTCTATAGAACTACTTTCCCATGCCTTATGGTACTCTTGTTCTAAATAATCAAAAGCCTCTTTTAGAATTTCGTTATCAAGTAATGCTTGTGCTTGTTTTCCACGAGCAATTTCTTTTTCAATTTTTTCCATGTTATCCATTTTTTTCTCCTTTTATGTGTATTGTGCTATTTGTTCTTCCGTATAACCTTTTTCAAGTAATGATGCTATTTCTTCTTGTGTTAAATATTGATTTTCATTTGTAGCAACAACAGCCCTATCTCCAAGTAAACCCATTGTGTCAACTCCACCAACTTGTGCGATATTTAATATTGTGTCAGCACCTTGTTCTGTATATCCTTGTGCCAATAAAGAATTTTTGTAAGTATCAGGGGATTGTGCAACCTTACTAAGATTTGAAATATCTATTGTATCTTCATCATTTGCAACAGCTTTAAAAGCTAATAAAGTTGTACCTCTTACTAAGTCATTTGTAAGCATATTGGCATCAAAACCATCTTGACCTGTATAATAAAATCTTTGAATATCATCTGTTGAATTTAAAATATCTCCTGTTTCAGGATTGTAATTTAATCTATTAGTAGCTGTTTGTTCTGTTTCTTGATTGCCATAAGTTACACTTAGTGGGTCACGATTACCTGTTTGCACTAAAATGTCACCTTCTATATTTAAACCAAAGCCATCTGCAATAGTATTAGCAACAGTACCCATACCTTGTGATATTGCTGATGCTTTATCAACATTAGCTTGTTTAAATTTATCACCTTCCATACCAAAACCTGTATTTGTTGAAGTTGCTAAATCATTAGCACCAAAACCTGTTTTATTAGATGGGTCAGCTTGTAAACCTTCTGCAAATAATAATGCCATACCTATAGGTGCTGTTAATGGATTAGTTGCAAGACCTTGTATTCCTGTTCCAAGAGTCGTAGTTATGCCTGAACCTCCTAATGCAGCAGCACCACCTGCAGATGCAGTTGCTGTTCCACCTAATAACCCTGATGCACCTAAACCAACTGCTGTACCAAAAACATTTGTTGGTGTTGCTTCTTCAAGTGCATCGTTTAAACTTAATAAACCACCTACAAGAGGTATTGTTTCACCAACAGTATCTAAAGAACCTATACTATATGGTAATTCTGTACTTAATAAATTACCAAATTTATCAAATTGTTTATCTAAAAAATTTTTTTCAACTATTTTTTCACCAACTTTTACGCCATTTTCTATAACATCTACAACTTTATAGTTTGGGTGAAAACCTTTACTATCAAAAATAGCATTATAACCAGAAATTTCATCATCTAAACCTAAAATACTACTAAAAGCATCTGTACCTGTTGCAATATCAGTTCCAATAGTTCCCTTAAAATTTAAACCACTTATTGTTGCAGGATTTATGACATTAGACCTATACACATCTGTTAAATTTCCTGATGTAACTTGAACAACTTGACCAACTGCAGTTTTTATTGGAACACCACTATCAAGAAGGCTTGTTAAAAGTGATGTGGCATCATTAGATAATACATTGCTATTTACAAGTGTATTAATATCATTAATAGCTGTTGTATTGTTTGTTGTATCAATACTATTTATAATATTAGTTAAACCTGTGTTACCTGAAAGTGATATAGTATTGTCAGTATTATCTATTGTATCATTACCAGCACCACCATCAAGGGTATCAACTCCTGATAATGTTATTTCTGTTCCTTGACTTCCATCAAGAGTAGTATCGGTATCATTTTCTGTACCACTCAATGTAATTGTGCTTGAGCCTCCATCAACAGTATCAGTTCCACTTGTATTAGTTGTAACAGTATTGCCACCAATAGTAATTACTGATGTTCCACCATCAATAGTATCAGTACCACCTGTAGTACCATCATCACCATCATCTATTGTTGTAGTAACAGCATCAGTACCACCTGTAGTACCATCATCACCACCAAGTAAACTTGTTGCACCAGTAACTAAACCAGCAGCACCTAAACCTGATAAATCAATACCATCATCAGTTGTGCCACCACCTTGATTAACAAAAGATTGCCAATAATTAGGGTCATAAGGCAATGGTTGATAAACATTCATGTTAAATGTATCAGGCGTAACGGCAAAACTTCTTTGAAAGTCGCTTTCAAGTGTTGGGTATTGGTCAAGCATATTCATAACAACTTGTGGTCTTTGTTGCATAACATCTAAATCTGACAATGTGTCTAATACAGGTGTGTTTTGCAATAAACCTTGTTGTGGCACAAAGTAGTTAGGATAGTTTTGCACAGGTTGAAAATCTTGCATAAACCCTGAGTAATCTACTTGCTGCGTTGATGGTTGTGCAGCGTTTAAACCAGCAAGTATTTCTAATGTTTCTTCGTCCATTACTCAACTCTCGGTAAATTAGTAGATGGGTTACCGCCAACTTGTTGTTCAAAACCCCTAAGTTGTGCCTCATACCTAAGTTCTTCTTTTCTTATTTCCATTTTCATTTGCAATTCTTCACGCTTTAATTGTAATTCAGCATCTTGTTTTTGTTTTTGTAATTGTATGTCAGCTTCCATTTTTTGTTGTTCAAGTTGCATTTTAATTTGTGCTTCACTTGGTTGTGGTGGTTGTTGTGGTTGTGGTGGCATATCTGCAGGATTTTTAAAGAACCTTGACGCATCTTTAAATCCAGCAAGTCCTGCCAATTCTGCCAATGTATTTCTGTATTGTTCTAAAGAAACTAATGGATTTTCAGCACCTAATTGTAACAATATCTGTTCTTGTTTTTGTGCCATTTGATTTAAAAATGCTAGTTTTTCGTTTGTTTGACCACTACCTAAACCTACATTGACTGTAATATCATATTCATGTTTCCAATTAGAAGGGTCTATTGGTACAAACTTATTATTTAGCCTTATCATTTGGTCTTTTTTGCCATGATGTAAACATAAAGTTAAAATCAATCTAAATAATTGTTTTACGCCTGTTTCTGCAAACACTCTTGCAATCATCTCAATCTTACCTTGTGCAGCACTCATTTGTGCAGCAACCGCAGTAGCTGTTGTGCTTTGTAGTGCATCTGCATCAAGACCCATAGAGGCTTTTGATAGTCCTGTTTTTTGTTCTTTTAATTGGTCAAGATATTGTAACAATCCATAAGCATTTTGACCTATCATTTGTGGTTGTAATTGTTGAATGGCATTAGCTTGTCTTACTCGAACAACACCACCTGCCCTTGAATTTAACAAATCATCTATATTAACTTGACCTTCAACAGCGGCAACTCTTGAATTATTTGTAAGATAAATATTATCTAATAATTGACGCATAACTGTTGATTTAACTAATTGTATGTCCATAACAATTTCAGCTAAACTTCTACCAATAAGTCTATGTGGCATTAATATTGGTGATAGACAAGCAAATGGTACATGGTCAAAAACTTCATTTTCAACTATTTCTGAACTTTGTCCAAGTGCAACAACTCTGCGTAATTCAGCAATACCATCACCATCATAATCAGCTTTTATATAAGCCTCGACAACCAATACATCACGCATAGACACATCACTTGTATCAGTATCACTTCCACTTTCGATATCTTCAAATCTATTTTGCACTTCATCACTAAAATCTAATTCAGTATATCCAGCGTAACTTTCAACAAGTTCTCTATCATAGCCCATTTGGATTAGGTCACTAACTTTCATTGTTGTTCTATGTGCAACAAAATCAGCTTCTTCTAATGATGCTGCTCTTTTTGATACTAAAAATTCTTCCGGTGGAATATTATCAACTTTAATCATACCACCATAAGATTTTCTTTTTATTACAACATCATGCCTAATATTATTTGCATAACTATCCATTCCTTCCATTGACATTTCATCAAATTCATAGGCTTCTATTTCTTCTGAATTTTGTTCTAAAATTTCAACACTATCATCTTGTAATAATAATGTAAGTTCGTCATCTGAAAGATTTGTGTATGTTTCTTCTTCCATTGTTTCAGTTTCATCATAGTAAACTTTGACAACGCCTAGTTTTTGTAACAACGCATCTTTAAAAAAGTTATGTAAAATAACAAAACCATTATTTTGACAATTTATGACATAATTTGCGTATGATGTGGCTTGTTCAGCACCTTCAACATCTTCTTCACCACGAGGCATAAACTTAACAAAATCGTCAGTTTGGGTAAAAGTACGCATAAGGCTTGGCATGATAAATTCAATAGTGTCAGCAACTTCTGTTGTAACAACTTGAGAACGACCTTCTTGCTCGTTACCATACTTTTCACCCATATAGTAATCCATAGCTTTTATTCTATCTATGCCGTACTCATTATCATAATAGCCATGTGCGTTTTCTATTTCATTACGCAACAAAGCCTGAAATTCTAGCTTGTCCATTAAAAATCCTATTTAGTAGTTTTTTTCTTTGCAGGTTTTTTCTTAGTTTCAACAGGCTTTTTAGTTTCTTTTTTAGCTTGTTTTTCCATTTCTAATACTTGACTTCTTTGCATTGTATTACCCTATAATTATAATTAATAAAAGTATTCCAATAATGCCACCTAATGTAGCATCAATGTAATCCCATGAATGACCCTTGATATACTCAATAATGTTTTGTATTTTTTCCATTGTTTTCTCCTAATTTAACTCTGATATGTCTGGTCTTATATCTACTGTTCTTAGTTTTTCAATAAATTCTTCACTTGAACCACCACTTCTATAAAAAGTATAGGCGGCAGCTGCCAAACAAACCTCTGTTAATAATTCAAAACTATCAAGATGTTTGTTCATTTTTTCTAGTTCTACAATTAAATGTTCTAATAAAGCATGGGTAACAGGATTATCTGCCTCAAACTCGTGTTCAGGCATAAATACTATATCTTTTATGTTATCCATGAATTGTCCTTATATGATATTGGTTTATTCCAATTATGTTGTGTTCCACGCACACTTGCTACAAATGATTGTTGTGCAAAGGTTAAGCAAAACGCATCAGCTAAGTCACATGAACGCCCACCTAATCTTTTTTTAAACTCATCTTTGGCTTCAACTTTAACTTTACCATTTGATGTAAATTTAAAACGAGGTGCTATAAGTTCTTCAATTAACTTATCATCTTGAACTAAGTAAACATCACGACCCTCAAACCATTCTCTAGCCTTAAACCATAGTTCATCACGCAAACGCATATATTTTTCACGCATACTAGGGCTTTCACTTACTTGTATGGGTCTTGCTGGTAAATCTAATTCAGTCAATCTTGAACAAACACCACTACCAATACCAATGCTATCAACCATTATGTCAGTTGGTCTATCTTTATAACTGCACATTTCATACTCTTGCACAACCAAACCAACAGTTTCCATTAGGTCTTTACCTTGCCATGATTTAATAGGTTCAGTAACTTCATTGCCACGCCTTTTACATAAAGCCGTTCTATCACTACCAAAGGCGGCAACATCTAAACCCCAAACAACCGGTGTATATGGGTCAACTTGTATATCTCTTTTCAAGGCACTATCCACCATATAAAGAGGAATAACAGTATCATCTTCTGCTCTTGGAAACTCGCCAAGAACTCTAACCCTATAAACATTCGATTCATCACCATATTTAAGTGACATATCCTCAATATATTCATCTGATACTTGTGAACTATCTGAACACGCAACAGTCATTAATTTCCATCTATCACGCATAGCGGCAAAAGCATTAAAAAAATAACCACTTGTTCGTGTTGGGTTACCGGTCATAACAACTTTTGCATTTGGCGTTGATAAAGAACCTTCACCAACCTCAAATATCATATCGTCAACACCACTAGCCTCATCAATAATAAAAAGTAAGTTGTCACTATGAAAACCTTGTAATGCTTCTGGGTTTTCACGCCTTGATACACGAGCAACAGCATAACTATCACTTGCACCTTCAAGGTTGATTTTGTCGTTCTTCATTTCTAATTGATTATAAAATGCTTCCGGTAATTGACGACCCCATTTTTTTACTTCTGCCCACAATACATCAGATAGTTGGTGTGCTGTGTTTGCAGTACATATTACTTTGCATGGGTGTCTTGTAAGTAGCCACCATAATATTAACCAAGATAAAACAGCAGTCTTACCAACACCATGTCCTGACTTAACTGCATTTCTAGGATTGTTTTGAACATTGTATAAAAATTCTTTTTGCCACTTTTCAGGCTTAACATTCAACATTGTTTCAACAAACATTACAGGGTCAGATGCTAAATCTTCTATAATTTCTTCTAGTTCTGTAGTTGACATAAAATTCCTTTTTTGGTGTAGATAGGACAAAAATGGATAGTTTTCGAAAAACCTACCTACACCACCTCAAGAGGTAATAATTGTTGTGCTTCCATTTTTTTTTGGTGCTTCTTCTTATTGTTAATTGGGGGAGAGTTGCACAACAAACACCATTTGACCATATTTGGTGATTTGAGAGAGTTTGTCAACACCATATATAGTAATAAAAATAATTGAAAAAATTTTTATATTTTGTATTGACTTATATTGTCAATAGATGTAGTTTGTCTATATTGTTAATTAATTATGGAGAAATAAATGAATGATGAATTAGAATATATACTTATAGTGGCTATATCAATAGCCACTTATTTACAATTTATAGGAGTGTAATATGAAAGTTGGACAAACTTTAACTATAAAGCATGGTGGCAATCAATATGGTGGTGGTCAGGCTTTTTTTACAATTAATAAGATAACTAAGCATGGGAATATTTATGGCGTTAAATATTCTACAAAAAATAATAAAGTTTTTAATAAAAATCATAAATTAGACAAGGAGAGTGTAATATGTCAAAAAGACAAATAAAGCCAAAAACCGCAAAAGGCAAAAAATTTTCACATAGACCACAACGAGCAGTAAACTCGATTTGGGTTGAGAAAGATTACTATGATGAAAAACAAGACCGGTGGCGTGGTAAGTGGTATGGCTTACCAAGATAATAAATTAAGGGGGTTTTTAGCCCCCTTTTTTATTTTTGATTAGGGTCTAAATATCCTAGTTCAATGTCCTTTTTATTTGCTTCTTCAAAGAACACCCAAAACTCATTAATATTTTCTTCAAGAACTAACATTTCTTCATCAGATATAGCATCATCTGTTTGTTGTATATATCCACCGCTTGTAATTAAATCACGACCTTTTTGAAATATTTTAACTAAATCTTTTTTTAACATTTTATTGTCCTTATATTTCGATAAAAAATAATTTTCTATCTTCTATACACTTAACGAATAAAACACAAATTTTGTCGGAAATTTTTTTAAAATAATTTTAGTATAGGTAGGGGTATAATCATTATTACCGCTAGGGGGCGGCACAAAATCAATGGGGGGTGTCTAAAACATATATAATTATTCTATTTAGTCACCATCTATTTCTTCAGGGGTGACATCTATAACATCACCTTTTTTTATATCTTCTTTTTTATAATTCCTTATGCGTTCCGAGATGGTACTTATAGACTTAACAAGACTATCTGCTTTTATATTTAATTGGCTTTGCTGTGGGAACAGGAACGCAAACTTACTTATATCTCTTATGTCATTAGTTAATGCGTCATTGATTAGTTCATGTAATTGCGGCTTATTCTTTCTTGTACTCATTTCTTCTAAGGCATAAGAAAAATTTCTTCTCAAGATATCGTATGCACCCTTTCTTTGTTTATTTGTCACACTTCCCTTTGGTCTACCAGCTTTTCTTTTTGTTCTTGTTTTGTTCTCATTTTGTTCTTTTATTGACATTTTTTGTCCTGTTTTTGCCTAATTTGTGTTGGTGTTCGTGTGGACGCACCTTTTCACAATAATAAATAACCTAACTCATTGTTTTATAAATAACACATAATAATTAATTTAGTCAAAATAATATATTAAATTCAATTAATCTTAATTAATTCCTAAATAAAATTCACTTAATATATTTAAACATACCTTGAACACATCAAACCCACTTGTAGCCCTTATATTTACGTTCTTAGCACTATTTTTTACATTTTTATCCCATAACACTACATCATCTACAAACCCTCTTAAATCACTTGGTAATGACTTTCTTGCCTTCTCATACATTTGTCTATGATGTTCCTGATGTTCGTTTGATGTAAGTGACGGAATAGACCCTCCACCTAATCGTTCTTTATATTTTGGTATGATAGATGTTTTCTCATGCCCAATATAATATGATGTGTAGTACATAGTTGCAGCTTGATATTGTTCGTTATTAATTTCTTTCCTTTGATAATATCTATCGTAAACACTTGAGCCTCTATTTCTTAATCGTTTCTTCCCTGCCTTAATTGTTTCTTCTAATACAAATATGTTTTCCGGTTTTCTGATTTGTTCCTTCGTTGGTTTTATATCTTTACCCATTAGACCTCCTTGTTGTGACTAAATACAAACCCCAATTTAGTAAGTGCCTCTATATAGCGTTCATCAGTAAAAATGCGTCTATTGTTATGTATCATTGGTGCTAGTGATTTTATAGCTAAATTTACATCATGTGGAAACATAGATTGCCATTTAGATTTTAACTCATCATCATAGTAAAGTGTTTCATTAGGTGGATTAAATCGTGTGCCTTTAGGTAGTTCCCATTTTTCATAGAGTTCACCATATTTATTCATCTTATTAAACCCTTCTACATATTGTATCATTCTATTTATATTAGGCATGAAGTCCTCACTCTTGCCACCAACATGATGTGTGATTATATAGTTCTTAAATGACCTTAAATAATCATTAAAATCATCAATCTCGTCAAATGGTGGTATCATATCATTCAACACATCAGATACATCTCTTATGTATGTTGCTATATCATTTTCAGTCTTATTGCCAAAACTATAATGTAGTCCAATACCTTCTCCAATTAGTATATCCATTATAGCGTGTTTTCTTGTTTTTGCATCACTATCCATTTTCTTTTATTTTCCTTATAATATTTTGCAACATTGTCGTTTGTTGTGGCTTTGTTGTATTAGTCCGGTCTATCCATTTGTGGAAAAATCTATTTGCATCTTTGTACTTATTAGGGTGTTGCTTTAGGTATTCGTTAGCCTCACTTAATAGTTTGTGATAATCAAGACCTTTTTCCTTAATCTTGTCTAAATGCTTTTGTGTAACTTTTATCTTTATCATAGTGTTTATTTATTTATTTTATTTATTTTAATTTATTTATTTATTAGGGAACTCATGTAAAAACGCATGCGTTCACTTTTCCTTACTTATTATATCTTGTAATTTACTGTTATGTTGTTGTTTTTTCATACTATTTCTTGTTTCATTCCATTTCTTTCTTGATATTTTTTTGCTCATATTTTGTTCAAAAAACTTAGAAATAAAGGGTGAAATGATAGTTTTTTTGTCAAAACTTATATATTTTTGGTGACTTTCTGTATCTTTTTTTAGTCGTTTTATATTAATTTTTAAAACTTTTTCAGCATAATCTATTGGAATTGAGTTATTTTCTCTACCCCATTGT